TTTGTATTTTTTTTTAATTATTTTTACTGTTTTCTTATTTTCTTCTTTATCGGCTTCTATTCTTTTTACAGTTTGTCTATGATCTAAAACCCTAGTAACTATAAGATAAAATAAAACAATTATTGCAGGAGCGAGTCCATATTTGAAAGAATCAATAAGGATATCCATAATGTAAAAAGGGCTTGGTAACAATATCACATCTGTAACATTATCACCAAGCCCAAACGCTAATATCCAAACTCGTTATTAACCTACAGTTTCATCATGAAGATACTTGCAAGCATTCTCGAAAGTAGTGATTGCATCAGCTCCAGTAGGGAATGCAACTTGAACAATCTGATGCACAACTTCATCAACAGTCTTAGACTCACGAGGCTCAGCAAAGCGAAGAGTAAAGATGGTGTAAGTACCCGTAAATGCACCAGCAGCACCCAGAGGATAATTAGGATAAAGATACTCACGAGCATCTTTATAAGTGTACTCGAAACCGGCATCGGCAGCAGCTTTATCAGCCATATCACGAACCATATCAGCAGTACCCTTACCAGGATCCCAAGCCTGGGTTACAGTAACAGAAGTACCCTGAAGATCATCGCAAGGAATGATTTCCCAATCATTACCATCAGCGGCAGTAAAGGTAAGAGTACCAGAACTATTTGCAACACTGATACCATAACGAGGGGTAGAACCATCCATGAAATAAGCAACAATCTTGTCTGCAATCTGAGTAGCAGTTTCACTACCTTTCAGATGAACAGTAGCAGTCCACTTATTTCGTTCATTAAACTTAACACCTTTCTTAACAGCCATAACGCTGAAATCGGTGTCAGCATCAGCAGGAGAAGGAATCACAAGAGTACAAGTCTTAGCAGCAGGTGCGCTATAAGTCATCTTACTCCAAGAGAAATCCTTCTTATAAAGGGGAATAACAACAGGACCACCTTTAGCAATTGTACGAACAAGAGCAAGGAATCCTTTGTCGGTAATGTTAGCACCAGTATCAAAGGTAGGAATGCCAGCGTTATAATAGCCAACACCAACTTTGCCATCATTGTCATCAATAGCACCTGCGGCAAAGGTACCCGAACTGAGAGCAGCAACATTTCCACCAAGAATAAACTGTCTCATAAATTATTGATTGTTTTTATTGTTACTATTTTCTTGAGGTTGTTTAGAAGTTAAACCAAGAGTTTTAAACCAAATTTCAACAGCAAGTTCTATAATTGAACTATGAAGATGTTCAGGTAAATCACAATTAACAGAAGTATTTTCAGGAGGATTATATCCTTCTTCTGATTCATCATGTTCATCTATATAATCGTAATAAGCTTCGTCAAACTTAACAGAAGCAGGCATGCGAATATAAGTAGCTATAAGCTTACTAACATCTTTTTGGCAATCCCCTGTAAAGAGAGATAAAGTAAATTCTTTGTCAGATTTACCATTAACAAGACTAACAATAGGATAATCACGAGATGCACGGTTTAGGTAATCATTAAGAGTTTGGTACAACCTCTCACTTTCAATTACTCTACAATCAAACCTTTTCTTATCTTTATATTCTATAATAAAATTAGTAACACACATTGGAACATTCTCAAGGCTTACTTCTATTTCGGCACCTTCGTCTGTAACATTTATATCACTTTTTTCAGTACAGAATAAAGTATGAAAAGCATTGAAAGGACTAATTTTAGTATATTGAGGTGTAACAATGTCTTTAGAACCTTGAGCACTTCCCATAAGAGAAATACGTGCAGTCTGGACAATAGCCTCGTTAATAAACTCATCAATAGATTCAGGGAGAATACCACGAACCAACTGCAACCCTTGTTGCTGTCCTAATGTCCTAAACAGGACGTGCATCTCATAAATATCCATTATTATGTCTTATTACACCAAATTCAATTTAGCTTTAAAAGCATTAACTGCTGAAGTATTATCTGGATTCTTGAACCAAATAACAGCCTCATTCATATTAGCACCAATGAATTCTCCACTTGCCGTGGTAATATTTTGATTATGCTGTAACCTAAGGAGTTCACCACGAGCAATAAGTTTTTCAATGGTAGCTTTAATGAGTTTATCACCATCATTAAAGATTTTATTGAAGAGTTCAGGTTCTTCAGTAGAGAATCTATCAAGATTTGCTTCTTTGATAAGTTTGTTTTCAGCAAGAGAAGGCATAACCGGAAGGTTCTTAGCCAAAGCATACTGAATATAAACTGCTTCAAAGAGAGTATCGTCACCAATGCAAGAAACATAATTGGCTTTAGCCTTATTGATAGATTTACGCTTCTTTTCAGCGTTAGCAGCTTCTTTAGCATCATCACGGAAGTAAAACCTCACATTTGAATCAACATTAACAAAAGCTGGATCTTTAGCAACATCATTGTAAATAAGACAATGACGATACATCAGATAATCTTCAACATTAATGGGAATACCATATTTGTGTTTCTCACTCTCAAGGGCGTTAAGACGATTAATCTTTAACTGAAGAGCTCGCCGAAGTACAGCTATATCGTTACGAGAAGTAGCTTCATACTCAGCATTGATTTTATCCTCTTCTTCCTTAAAATGGAGATAATCTCGCTTTTTATTATACCTAAAAGATATATTAAAAGTCTTACCATTTTTATCAACCTTAACCATAATATTATTGAGGTATTGCTTCACACGAGTAAAGAAATTCTCGTTATTAGAAGATACACCAATAAGATTAGGAAAGTAAGCAGCTATTTCATCTTTATTACCTGCAAGAGTACGAGAAGACATTACAGAACTACCGATATAACTTACTTGCTCAAGCAGAGCTTTGCTATTAACTCGCCTATACAAAGAATAATCTTGTACACGTGCAATAGTAACCGTTCGTTCATCAGTATACGGATAGTCTAAAGAGCTATCTTCTTCTTTTACTTTTTCAACATTAGCAGGAGGAGTGGGAGCTTGTGCAGGTGCTTCTGCTTGACTACCCATACCTACACCAGCAGCAGTAGGTTTAAATTGGATACCAGGACCAGCCATAACTTATTAAGGTTTAAAAATGATTAAAGGGCGCACTCCATCAAGAACATCTTGGTGGCGTTATCCACTTGCAGACCGAGAGAGGTTTTAACCTCATAACGAGCCATATCAACCTCAGTAGCGGCATGATTGGTATTAGGAAGACCCCAGCAAGCAGGAATATCCGTCATACCTTCAATAACCTTAGTCTTATTAATCTGACCTTTCATACGAGCAATACGCACATTCTGATGGCCATTATAAGAACTGAAGTCAATAAAGCAAGCACGGTGAGAAGTCATAGGATAACCGGTACGAGGATGTACATAGCCGTTCTGCTTAGCAGCCTCAGCAATAGTACCCTTATCGAAGAAAGCACAATGCTTAGCAGTAATCGTATGACCTTCAACAGTCTTATACTTACGGAAGTAAGCACCATACTCAAGATTATCAGGAGAACCTTGAATTTCTTTCTCGCCAAGAGGAGTAAGGAAACCATTTTCCTTAGCATCTTGCTTGATACCTTCATCAAAGTCCTCAAGGAAACCTTTACCACCAAAGAGAACAATGTTCATCTTACCAGTATCGGTATCACGCTCAAGGATATCTCCGATAGTCCTCTTAATCTTAGTGAGAGGCAGATACTCACCATAAGTATCATAGTTGTTCTCACGGCAGATTTCAAGCATACCAGCAGTATGAGGAATAGGCTTACCGTTATCACGGTCTTTAAGAGTAATCTCACCCTGTGCATTACGGTTGTACTCAGCAAGCCAAAGACGCTCTTCAGTAGCAACACGCTTAGCAATCTCAAACTGACGCATTTCCTCGTTAATCCAAAGTTTAGAAGTACCACCATTGGCAGAACTCTTAAACTCATACTCGGTAATAACATTAGCAAGATTACCAGCAATCTCTTTAGAGAAGCGATGGAACTCAAGCTGAGAAGTCATACTACCAGGGCCCATAGAGTTACTACGATTACCCTTAGAATAAGACTCACTAACAGTAGGAGCACCCTGAGACCAATACTTACCTTTAGCAAGGAATTCAGGATTTACATAAGCATTAGGATTAGGATTGGTGAGCTTAAGGATATAAGCATAACCATAAGGAGATTCACCAAGATCTTTCTGAACACGAACCTGAGTCTTAGCATCAGGACCAATCAGAGAATATTGCTCAATGAACCAATGGGTAGCAAAGTGAACCTCAAATTCAGAACCACCAATACCAGGAGTAGAATTGGAGCTATTGAAATAGGTAACATAATCAGTAAACTTCATACGTCCCATAGTCTTCCAAGTCCACTGAACAGTAGTAATGTCAGTAGTACCAACACTACCTTGACCTTCCGTCATAAAAGTAAGAGGGAAACGGTCATCATCCATACCAAAATTGTAGGTAAGGAAAGAGTTAATTTCAACAGGTTTCTGAAGCTGGAGATAAGCAATAGATTCCTCATTACTATAACCTCTATCTTCATAACGGCCCTGCGAAAGAACTCTCATTTTCGCCATTGCCATAATCAATAACAGAAATTAAATTAGTTAAACATTAATAACCAAAGGTTTCTTTATTAGTATCACCTTCAGTCTGTTTAGGAGGAGTAATTCTTATTGTTCCAGCAGATTTACGGCCTTTACTTAGAAGCTTTAAGCTTTTCACTTTATCTTCATTAATAGCCATTTTTACAAGGTCTGCATAAGTACCTCCAGTAAATTTAAGATAAGCACGAAGAATTTCATCTTGTAGAGCATCTTCAGGTTTAGTAGCACGAACGTCCTTAGCATAATCAGTAAGACCATCTTTATCCGTACGATACAGATAATTGAAGAAATCATTAGAACTTACACTAAGTTTCTTTCCATCGCGTTCAACGATAATGGTTTCAGGTATTTCATAGCCAGCAATCTTGCGACTATCAATAATCTGTTTAACACCATTCCAATACTTAGTGGATTCTTCAGTAAGTCTTGCTTGTTCAGCTTTAGCGTTATCTTCGAGTTGTTGAGCATAAGCTTTGTCTTTTTCAACAAGTGCAGCAAGCTCTTCTTTAGCAGTAGCAGCAAGCGTTCCTTGAGATTTGAGATAAGCAATATAACTATCAACATTACCTCGACGATTTTCTTCTCTCCAAGCAGTTCTAATAATGCTTTCTTGTTGAGCTTCATTATTGTCATCAATCTGAATGTGACTTCTATCAGGAACTTGATTGTAACCTTCAAGAGAGCCGCCGTTAGCGATATAATAATCTATCATCGGCTTAACAAACGGATATTGACTATAAAGAGCATTAATCGTTGCTTCAGCAACTTCTTCCTTTCCGGTTTCTATAGCATCAGTAACAAAAGCTTTGACACCTTCAGGAGTATTTTCATACTCAATAGGCTTACCATCTTCTCCAATAATCTCTAAATCAAGAGCTTTGGAAATGCTTTGAATGTTTATTTCTTTATCAGCATCTTCTTCAGAAACATCAAAAGATTTAATCCACTCAGCAACTTCAGCAGCCTGTTTAATGACATTACCTTGTTCATCAACTACATCACCAGTACTATTGATTTTATAGTTTTTACCATCTACTTCGAGGACAGTACCCTCGGCATA